ACCTTGATCTAGCACACAGATCAGAGACTTCATTGATACCCCATCCAACTGCACCAATAAACATCACAATAATCACAATGGCAACTGCCCACTGCATTTGTTCAGCCTCGGCCTCTTTGCGCCTTTTCTCTTCAGCGTGTAAGGCCGCCATCTCTTTGGCATCATCCCTGTCCATTTCAGCTTGACGGGCTTTGGTTGCATTCCACACGTCTATGCGTCCAGCTTGCATGAACAACATTTTTAACTGCTCTTCAAACCGCTTGGCCTCATCCAAAGCCATCTCAATCTGTAACGCCGCACCAAGGTTAGACTTACCGCCAGTACGCTTGGCGTGAAGCATGGCTTTCGTAGCGGTTGACTTGGCATCAAAAAGCTTTGCAATTGACGGTGTTAGACCTGCCAGATCACTAGCCACTTTGCTGGCTTTTTTAACGACACTGATTGCAGTTTGCAATCCTTCTAGCGCCGTGATCGGATCAATCATCTTCTAACCTTTTGCCACTCAAGGCATACTACTTTACGGTTGTAGACATCACCCGTCCACGCCCAACGCACACAGCGGTACTCATCTTTCTTTTTTTGACTGGACGCTCCCGGCATTAGCATGAAGATCACCAATACCCATTTCATCCCCAAATCCAAACGAGGGTGAACGTTCCCCACACAATGAAGATGGCTACAAAGGCCGCAACGATAAACGCTTCAGCCCAGTCTCGCATGATTAAGGAGCGTCAGGCCAAGTGATTGTCCAAGGGAAACCTGCTTGTGTAGGCACATCGCGCAGGGCTTGGCGGTACGTGACCCAGACCACAGGAATCTGAATGCCAAGGTTGTCTTGAGCATTTTGGTCTATGGCTTTAGTCACCACCCAGTCGCAGTCTTTCAGCTTTTCTGTACGTGTTCTGCGTACATTTGCGGCCTGTTCTGCGTCCTTCATTGCCTTGTACTCAGCTTCATTCTCAGCGGCTGTTTTGGCAGGCTCTGTTTCTGTGGCTGGGGTGTCTGTAAACACTGGGCCGAGGATGTAGTTGGTGTACCACTTGTCGCCAATTTGAACAACGCCATCGCGCATTGAGTACTGGTAGACCGTGCCGCCTGAAGCTTGTGGGCCTTCAAAGACAATGTCTGCACCCCACTCATTCAAAATAGCTTCAGTCAAAGGTTCCTTGGGGAAACCCAAACCAGTTTGGAGTTGGCGAAACTCATGGTCAAACATAACCGCGCCTGTACTTCTTACACGAACTTGCATAATATGCTCCTTTAAATAGTGCGATCAACCCAATTAGGGTTGCGGGGCCAGTTAGAAAACGTTCTTGGATCACCAGTAATTGTGGCTGGTAAATCCCGCAAAGCCTGACGATATGTTGCCCATTCTGCCTTCTTTGGGCTTGGGTTGTCTACCGCTTGAGTGCCGTCTGTTTGGGTAAGTAGCCCGTCACGTTGACTGCGAATCTGGGCCATTGCACTGTCTTTGGCAGACTGGATTTCTTCTGCGGTCAGGTCAGCTACGGCAACCTTGTACACCCAGCCGTTTTCTAACACAGGTGTAGAAGACACAAGCTTTTGTGTCAGGCGGTCATGGTCGCGGAATAGATTTACTCTGACAAACCCTTGAGCCATTAACTGCTCGTCCGTGACCGAAGTTGTATTTCCAAAATACGTGCGGAAGTCGATGATCTCACCGATGTTTCCGTTTTCTACTTTTGCAATAAACATGAATGCTCCTTATGTTGGGCCAATGTTGGGGAATGCCGCAGTTGGCGGTGTGAAGTTTGCTGTGTATCTGGCGTAGCCTTTGGTGATGCGTAGGTCATCTATATAGCCGTTTAAATGTCTCGCGCCAGTGCTATTAGATGCGCCAATATTCATACCGCCAGTTGGGGCGTAGGAAACTGTATTGGTAGAGTTTGAACCTATTTGAACCCCATCTACAAACCCTCTAGCCGTGGTTCCACTGCGAGTAAACGCAATATGATACCAAGTACCTGTCGCTGGTGTAAATGGTGAAAATATGCTGTCCCATCCTACAGCAAGCTGACCAATTCTTAGTGAACCTGAACTGTGATATACAAAGTCCATACCGCCTGAGCCAACGCTACCAACAAAACCAGTATCCGCTGGTGATACATTAAAATATACCCACAATTCAACGGTAAAGTCTCCTGTGCCAAACCCAAGGTTTGTCACATCTTTAATAAACAAGCGATCTCCCGTACCATCAAACGACAAAGACCCCGTCCCATACTTCACCACGCTTGTAGAAATCTTTGCATCAGCAACAGTTTCTAAGTCGTTCATCATGGCGTTGTTAAAAATTGCGCCATTAGTGTAGTTGAGAAGCAAGCTGGTGTTTGTAATTGCCGTTGGCGGTGATGATGGCGGAGTAAATGTAGACGTGTATACTGCCGTGCCAACCACCATTCGGAACCCGCCCATATAGCCGTTAGTTGAAATTGATGATGATGGCCTACCACCAACAACCATTGAAGTTGTAGTGGATGTTGACATTGCTGTTGTAGAAGACCCTACTTGTGTTCCGTTATAAAAAAGTCTTACCGTGGAGCCTGACTTTGTTGTCGCAATATGCGTCCAAGTATTTGTTGTCGGGGGCGAGACGCTAATGATGTCTACTGACGCATCGCCAACATAAACAATGCCGCTATTATTGTTAATGTAAAAATTTGAACCAGCAATAATTGCCCAATCACCTGAAATAGGGTATAGCCAACATTCAATAGTCCAATCACCAGTTCCGGGCGCAAAACTTTGTGGATTTGGCACAGACAAATAATCACCACTACCATCAAAGTACCCTGACCCACCAATCACGCTTGTGGAATAGGCGGCAGAAGCACCAAATGGGTTGAAGCGTTGAACGCTTGTAGCTGTTGGAGTAATAGTAAAATTGTTTGTGCTGTCGTCAACAAATCTATTGTCAGCGCAAGTCAACAATGATGTATTTGTAATAGCAGTTAAAGGTGTAGTGCTCGGTGTAAAGTTTGCTGTGTAAACAGCAGTACCTTTGACAATTCGTGCGTTTGATATATATCCCTCAAATGCATAGCCGCCAGAACCATAGTCTCCGATAGTAACTCCTGAACTACCATCTGTTCCACCAGTAGAGAAAGTTGTTGTGGAGACAGAAACACCATTTATATATAAAGTAAATGTATTTGAATTTCTAACAGCCGCAACATGAGTCCAAGTATTTAATGCAAACCCATTATTGCCACTTTGAACCACACCACCAATGCCAAACATTCCACTAGCGTTGTATGGCCCCCATGCAAGGCCTATTACGCCATCTGCTCGTGTATAAATGTAATATTCTGTAGGCCACTTACTTATAATTAGCCTGTCTTGAAATGCGCCTGTTTGGAAAAACCAGCACTCAATGGTGAAATCTGCTGGAAGCGTAAACACTGCGTTATCCGCTACATTTAAAGCACTTGAGCCATCAAAGAAATTAGACCAATTAGACCCATAAGGCGAGAAAGAACCTTGGGTTGTATTGCCGTTTCGGGTAATCGTGGAGTTGTTTGTACTGCCGTCTAAGAACGTATTGTTCTGTGCGCCATTAGTCCCATCACCATGCAAGAGCATAGTGACGTAGTTAAATTGTGCGTCTGGTTGCACATTACCCGCTGTAGGCCACTGACCCAGTTTCTGCCAGTAAGCCTGTTGCTCCAATGTCCAGATACCGGACGCAGTGCTGTTTTCGTATGCGCCTGATGGCGTTGGTGCGGTCTTGCTGATTATGCCGCCGGGGTATTTTGAACTCATGTTGTACCTTTAAGCGATAGCCAAGAAGATGAAGGTTCCGCCGTTTGCATTGATTGCGGCTGGTGCGGCGGCTGTGACTTGGAAACCCACGCCTGTAGTGTCAACGTAGTTAGTGCCGGTGACTTGAACGGCTGCGTTATTTAAAAGCCAATATGGGTCATTGCCTCCTGTAATTCCACGAGCAGAATCCCACACATACCAGTCGCCAGTGCTGTCGGTGCGCTTAATAAATACAAACCTAGCACCCGTTGTAAAGCCGCAGTTTACAGTTTGTAGTGCG